AGTTTATTCTGCCAAGCAGGAATTACTTCAAATGTAGAATCATCCGCATACATTCCATATGTAGAAAGGTTGCCAATCGCATTAATTCCGCCGTAATATCCGAAAAATCTCCACATAGCATGGGGTGTCTTATAATAAACGCGCCTTATGGTTACTCTCTTATCCCCAACTTTATCAAAAAATGTAGAATCAGTTTCTGTGGCTGCGGAAGAAGATACTATAGCTTGTAAATCATAGACCTGCTGGCCATCAACCGTATTTAGAGAGGCCGAATAGATCGGCTGTGTGCCACCTAGGCCTGTTTCGGTGATTGTGCGATCGCTAATTTGCCTAGCATATCCAAAATCAAATTTTGGATACCTTAAGCTAGCAGTAACGTTTGCCATACTAGCTTCTTTTAGTTCACCATCATGGTCAAAAGTACCAGTGGTGGCGCCGAGAGAGGATCCAATTGAATTTCTTGCCTGATGTATGTTAACTATGTAAGAGTACTCTAACACAGCCTCTTCATACGCCGCAAAAACTTGTTTTTGAGTTATCTCAACATCTAAAAGATCGCCGCCGAGCTTTCTATAAACATAGCTTACCTGCTCTGCTGCGCCAGAAACAAAATCTGTATTTGAAACATATATTCCATATGGATAGTTTGTTCCGTCAGACGCAACTGTAGTTGAGCCTGTCTCTGGCAGAACAATTGCCGGTGTTGTCTGTGCTGGTGTTAATGTAGGTACAGCCATTCATTTGATCTCCAAAGCTTACTATGTAAATAGTATCCTATAAGGAGTATCAGGATTTTTTAACTGGTTTTGTTGTTTTCTTTGCTGCAGATTTTGAAGGAGCTTTCTTTTTTGCAACTTCTTTTGCAGGCGCCGCTACACTTTTTTTTGGTGTCGGAGGCGCCTCAACAACTGGTGCTGGTGCGCTCTGGGCTGCTGCGCGGGCTTGTCTTGCTGCTAATCTAAGTCTTTTCTTTTTTCTACCCATAGTAATAGGTCTCCTTATTTGCTAATAAATAGTTGAATATAGAGCAAAATCTCAAAAATTGACCGGAAAAAAAATTTGGTCAATTCAGTTTTCATAAAAAAACCCCGTCTAGAAAACTAGACGGGGCATCTCAAATTACGCTATCAGCTATTAGCTAGCGCCAGACTCACCAAGAAGTCCACGACAAATGACAAGACCGTACATATCAGGACGGACCATCTTCTTCGCGTAGCGAGTCATCACGCCCTTACGGGGCACGAAGTCTTCAGTACCGAAGATTGTCGGGGTAACCTGGAGAGGCACATACGGAGCGTACACATAGCCACTCTCAAGGAAGCTGCCGCCCTTACGACCAACCAAAACAACGTTACGGGGGAAGTAAGGATCAACGTAGAGGTCAAACTTCTTCGAAATTGAACCAACGTTGACTGCACCAACTGTACCACGATCTGCATCAGCGGTGACGTTAGCACGGAAACCAGCAGTAAACTCAAGGATGTTTGCAACTTCTGGGGAAGTAACCAAGAATGTTGCGCCACCACGGAGAGTCTTTCTGTGGATCTGTGCCGAGACATCATTGATAGTCTCAATAAGAGTCTCGTACCACTCACTGACAGTACCAGTGAAGTCAGGAGCTGCTGCGCTAGCACCAACTTCTGCGCCGGTCAAGCGATCAACGAAAAGACCAGGGGAGCGGGACCAGTAGTAAGTACCAGCAGTTGCTTCCTGGATAAGGTCGTTAACGATCTCGCGATCAATCTCAAGAGCGATCTGCTCAGAAAGAATCTGAGTAAGCTCGACCTCTGCATCAAGGTTGTGGTAAGCGTTAAGGTCTTGACCTAACTCTGGGGTCCACTTAGCCTTGAGCTTCTTAGTCATTGCGGTAACAGCAATCGAGTCGACCTTAATGTCAATCTCAGGGATTCTGTTACGTGCCTTGTCGTCAAAAGAGCCATCTGTGTTAGAAGCGCCCTCTAGAGGGAACACATCGCCAACAACAGCGCCGACGGGGCCTGCTTGAGCAAACTCATCAGCAACAGGGTAAGTAAGGTTAAGGGAACCAGAGCCCTTAGCAAAACTTGCAGCCTGAAGCGTAAGAACCAACTTCTCGACGCCTGCGGAGTCTTTTGCTAGTCTTGTTAAACGACGAACAAGAGTGATACTTGTATTAGCAGCAGTGTTAGCACCACCATTAAATCCAGTAGCGCTAGCAAGAGCAATTCCAATCAAGTTCTTGCGATTAAGTGGTCCGTCGCCAGCGCCGGTGCCACCAGGAACACTCATTGTGACCTGCAGGAACTGATTTGTGCTATCTGCAAGAAGATCAGGATCAAAACGAAGACCCTTGAGCTGCGTCTGTCTCTGAGCTACATCCATCACAGCTGTGCTGTTGATCTGTGCAATAGTAACGGCGCCAGAAACTGGAGCAATTCCTGCGGACTTAGCCGTAGGACCAGATGCCATAACGCTGTTAGCACTAGTAGTAGACGAACCAGTTGGGGAAGAGTAACCACTCTGAAGATTGTAGAAACCGCCGCCATCTTCCGTGATGTCAGAAACACCACCAGTCAACGCACTAGCAACAACTCCACCGCCGTAAATCGACTCACCGGAAGTGAGGCCTGCGTTATTACTTGCGTAAGTGAAGTCAAGGAAGAAAATGAGTCCCGAAGGAAGGCTCATTGGCTGAACCGAAACGAGATCGTTTGCGATAAGACCACCGAAAACTCTGCGGACGAGAGGGAAAGCAACGGATGCAAAACCCTGAACATCACCACCGGCCATCGATGAGGCCTCTTTGAGGAGCTGAGCTGCTTGGTTTTCGAGCAAGCGAGCCATTCCATTCTTTGTGCTATCATTATCAAGACCCTCAAGAAGTCCTGTGCGCTCCCACTTTTCTAAAAGAGCAGCACCTTCGTTCTTAAGCGATCTCTCAACGATGCCTTCTGTTAATTTTTCTAAAACTGACATGTTAAAATCTCCTTATATTATTTATTATTTAAGCCAGCCAAGATTTTCCACCTTGTTAAAGATGAATCATCTTGAGTTGTTTTTTCTCTATCGCGTTTGCGATGAGAAAGTATTAGTGTTGAAGTAGTTTTATTCATTGCTTCGCTCAACGATTCTGGCTTCTTGTTTTCAATGGTGCTGCCCGTCGCGCTTTGAAGTGTTTCGTAAATTACTTTTGCTTCTTCAACACTTTCAGAGTTTGATAAAGCTTCGACAATTTTATTTCTTTGTCGCTCATTCAGGGAGTCGCTCATCAAAACTTTGTTTGTATATAATAGTCTAGCATTAGTAAGGTTTGACTCTTCTAGTCTATTCTTTACCTTACTAACAATCTTAATTAATTCTTTCTTATCAGACGATAGCTTTTCTAAATCTGTCGCAAGTCTACCGTTTGACTCTTGTAAATCTTTCAAGGCTTTTTGCATTGCCTCGTGCTTTTCTTTGTTCTCCGAGTCTTGAAGCATTGCTAGCAATTGCTCTTCTGCTAACTCAAAAACAGCATTGGGTGCTGGGCCGTGACCGGACTGTAAGGAATTAAGAGGATCAATATCAACTGTTAAGGCTTCTTCAACAACCTCTTCCTCGGTATCGACAGATTCCTCTAATTCGTAAGGTGCGTCTTGTGGCGTTGAGGCGGCGCGCTCTTCTGCCTCTGCTTTTTCGTCAAAGGCGCCCATTACAGCGTCATCTGCTGCCGGCGCATCTTCCTCAAGCATTCCCATTAATTCTTCAAGGAGTTCTTCTTCTAAGTTTAGCTCTGTGCTTGGCTCAGCAGACTCAAAGACAAATTCTTGTAAAGAACTCTCATCAATTTCAAATTCCTCTTCAAGGGAATCTTCAAGGGAAGGAAGCTCTAGATCGTCTTCTGCGGCGTCAGCCATATCTGCATCAGCGACTTTCTCAGATTCTTCCGGAGAAGGCATACCATCTAATTCTGCCTCTAAAGACGGAAGATCAACTGTTACACTAACATTGTCTTTTATATCTGGACAGGCGCACATTTCAACACCTTCGGCCGAAGCAGGCTCAAGCTGATCTAAAACATCACCACCTTCTAATTCTGCAGCCTCCATTTCTTCTGCGCCCTCGTCTTCGGGCTGTTCGTCAAGAATCTGCTCAACAGCTTCTTTAATTTGGTCTGAAAATTTCTCCAGAATTGTAGCTTCTGCGTTTTTCTTAGCTACTTCTTTAAGTGCCTCGGCATCTATAATAGCCTGATCAAGCAAATTTGACATTTGTAAACTCCTTAAGCTTAAGTTTCTAGAATAAATAGTATATATATCACCTAAATGACAAAAGTACTTTTTATAGTGTATTCACACCAGAACCAGAAATATAATCGTTAGGCATTCGACCTGCGGGGATATTTGTTAATTCTGCGTATATTTGAAAAGATCCCGTGGCATGGCCGCCGATTCCGTTAACAGCGATATTAACATGATCAGTCTTAACATTAAATGTTTTTTCTTCGCCGGATATCATTCCATTTGCAGAGCCACTAACTAATCTTAAAGTATAGCCATGTCTTTGTGTAAACTGTAGTGGAGCGTTTGTACCATTGGTGGAATATACATCTTTACCAATTCTCATAGTTCCGCCCGGATCTCTTGGCTCACCGAAAAAAACTACAACAGAATCACTTAGCAGGCCCTCGCCTCCAACTTGGTCTGCGGTAATTACTTTAACAGTTACAGATTTTGCAACTCGTGGAAAATCAAATCTAGCCACTGATCCTTTAGTATTCGTTGCAATCAGCAGCGACGCTGTAAGATAGGGGGCGCCTGACGCCTGATATGAGCCCGCATGATTTAAGCCTACCCCAGGAACTCCAGGGTATATTGGTTGATTTGTTTTTGGATCTACTGCCATTTTAGTTACCTACCTTATGTCTAGTTTTTTGTTTCTTGCTGCCTCGGCTTTTTGAGCGTTACGAAGCTTTTTCGCTTTCTCTCTTCTTCTCTTCGCTGAGGGCTTCTCATAATATCGTCTAGATAAATAGTCCTCAAGTATGCGTTCTTTTTTAACTTTTTTAGTAAACTTTTTAATTAGGCGATAAGGATCACCTTTTGTTTGCCTTACGTTTACCACTACATTAACAGTTTTCTCAGCCATTTTTAATCCTTTAAATTAAATGTTTCCATTTGCCATTAGCAATTTTCATAATCCCTGATATATCGACTCCAGAATCACTAGGATCTGTACCAGCTAAAGCACTGTGCTGGTTTCCTTCAGGGATAATTTCTTTCGTGCCCTCAAATACATCTACTCCACCAAAAGACATTTTTTCATTTAATCTTTTGATTTTCTCTTGTCTTTGAGCTTCCAAAGCTTCTGCTTTTCTCTCAAGTTCTTTTGGATCGGGAGTATTCGATTTGCTTTCAATGGTTAGACCCTCGGCAACAATTCGTTGATTGGACATCCCTTTAGCAACTTCTGTAATAATTCCAGACAGAACGCCCTCTTCAAAGATGCATTCTTTAATACACTCTTTGATAAGAGGTTTAAGCATTGTTTTTAATTCATTTTTTTTCATTGTTTACTCTTTTATTTAATTTTTGCTAAAGCAGCATCGAAGGCGGCGCCGTCTTTAATATTATTTAGTGCTAATTTTTGATCGATGTTAAACTCAGCAGTTCGTTGCCTTATTTTTTTTATTAAATCAACAGAGACCCCTTCATTACCTAGTGCGCGAGCATCTTCTTCTCCAAGGCCTAGGTTTTCCCAGCTTGCAGCAATATCCGACGCATTATATCCACCAGTACCTTGAGTGGCGCCACCGACATTAATCTGATTACGTGCACGGTTTTGAGCATAAACACCACCTTTATGTGCACGATCTGGTCCCTCTAATACTTTTTGCAATTCTTCTTTAATAATTTTACTTAATCTTTCTTTTGTAACTTTCATAATATCAGTCCTTTAAGATATCTTGAATAAGGTTATTTAAATTTGTCTTTTCTTTATTCTCATTCAAATAAGCATTGATACCAACATCCATTTGAGGAGTTGATACTGATACGCTAGCTTTTGGCGCTAAATAGGCACCGGGTGTTGAGGGCTCTGACACAATATCAAAGCAAATCAACTGAAAATCATCTTCTACCATTACAACGCCTCGGGCTTCTTTTACAGTGCCGAGGCCTCGTGAAGAAATACCAAGCTTAACGCCGGCTTTAATCAAATCCTTAAGGATTCTACCAGAAGGAGTATCTAGTACTTCAATTTTACCCATTACATTATCGCCATCCCACCACATCTTTGAGACTAAATGGGCAGCATTTTTAAGGTTGATTACGCTATCATCCGGATGATCAAGTTCGCCAAGCGATCTTCTTTCTCTAATTGCCTTTTGGTAATTTTCCACTTCTCTTTGAAGAGTTTCTTTTCTGTAAATTCTACCATTACCGTTTTTTGTTCCGGCTCTTTGACAAACGCCTACAAGATAAACTGCTCCGTCGTTAGCAACGCGCTTACGCTCTGATTCTGTTAAGACGTCAAAAGCGCACTGGCCATCGGGGCAAAGTTCAAAGTATTCTTGTAGTAGTTTTGCAGTCATTTATTTTTTACTCCTGATTTGTATGCCAGCTATAGCATTCCATCTTTTAAAAGTTTCGCTAATAATTTCTTCTTCCGTTATTCCAACATCGCTCTTCTTTGGCGCATTTTTAAGTTTTCGTGTTCTCTTGGGAGTAGGTGACGGTTGATCTTCTTTAGATTGTGGTGAAATCTTCTTACGTTTTCGCAACTCTTTTTCTATGGTCTTTGAAAAGTTTTCTGCTCTTTCCGGACTTACTTGGTTCTTAAATTCTTCCATAAACTTATCAAAAGCCTCTGTTGATTTATCTACATTTTTAACCAAGAAATTATAATTGTATCCTTCCGGTATGTTTCCTGTTTCTAGAAACTGGTCTTTTACTTTTTTATTCGACATTCTTGGCTGTGTTCCTTCTCCTGCTTTTACAGCCTCAATAATTGGTGCTGCAAAAAGAGGATCTCCCTTTGAAGTAATTGTTATAAACTGCACAGAAATATGCCAAGGATGCTCCTTGCATTGCTTTTCGTAGGGATCGGGATCGTAATCATAAGTTTTTAGTTTGCCGCTAGCGTAACCAGTACCAGTTCCAACATCAGTTGATTTAGTTCTAGCGACATAATCTTCTCCTGGGTTTGCTTCTCTTTCTTGCTCTCCCAAAAACTCTTTTATTAAATCTTCTCCTAGGAAATTATACCCAGGTGTTGAGGTTACCATTACTTTTCTAGCCTGTAAGGGCTGGGCGTCTGAGTTACCTTTATTTTTTCTATCGTACTTTATTTTAGCAGATGCCGGTCTTTCTAATGTAACAACATCGCCGGGTCTAAGATTTAATCTTTCTATCTCAGCCATTAGATCGGGACAATTTTTAGCCTCTGAGATTCCTACCGGAGGCGTTGGCGTCTCCTCTCCTTCTTCCTCCCCAGGTTTTTCAGGCTCATCAATTAATTTTCCACCGTCAAACCACTTCAGTGTCTTATACAGATCATCTAAAATTTGGGCACGAGAAGATTTTCTTCCTTTTGCTCTTAAAAGTCCGACTGCGACGCCCGATGCGGCTGCTCCGACTCCTAGCATTGCTAAAAGATTAGTTTTTGCTAGGGCACCGAGGGCGCCCTGTGCAGCAACTTGTGTAGCAGAAGCTACTCCTTTTTTTATAAATTGTTTTTTAATTACGGGTACAAGTACTTTCTGGGCTATCAACTGAACTGATCCTTTTTTCACACCAAAGACTGTAGCGCCCAAACCTTTGACGCCACCGCCAGTCTGTGGTCCAGATCTAAAAACGTCCATCAAACCTTTGTCTGTGAGGGGGTGACTTTGTGCGAATGCAGCTGCTTCTTTAGTTATACCACTCTCATTGATGAAATCATCAAAATCGCCACCTGTATTCTTGGCATAATCATATGCTATCCTTATGGCTCGCGCGGCTTGGCCCTTATCTTTCCAATTTGTTAATTTTGTTGATTGATCGATTATTTGATTAACATCAACATTGTGGTGGTCTGCTAAAGCATCCAGGTTAGATACTAAGTTTTTAGAGGCGGCGCCTGCAACGTTTGCGCCGAGAGCTTTGGCGCCGCGCTGGTACATTACAGATAAGCCATTTCCAGTTGGATCTAAGATAACTCCATCCGGAGTGTAGCCTCCAATCATATCAGTCACTTCCTTGGTAGAAAGTTTATCTAAATCTGGTATCTTATGAAACGGCTGTACGGCATTTAAAGCAACTAGGTGCGCAGCGCTAAATCCAGAACCTAAACCGCCGAGTAACAAAGGAAGTATCTGGCTTTCAAGCCCCTTCATTGTTCCGCTTCTTTCACCTTCCTCCCCGGGTTTACCAACTCTTAATGCGTCACCATCATCATATTTTTTCTTTTTCTTGAAAGGATTTTTAAAAAACTCATTTAAGAGTTCTTCTTCAACAGCATCTCTAGATTCATTAAAGTGCTTGTAGACATCTTTAAGATCTCTATCTAGAAGTACCTTAACATACATTCTTAAGGCTTCTACCAGACCATTAGCAATATCTGGTGACATCGCTCCTTTTTCTTGCTTCGCTGAACCTTCTTTATATTTTGCAACTCCTGCGGCAATACTATCGTATAAAGCAGCGATATCATGAGTGGCTGTCAAAAATTCAAAATGATTTTCTTCATTTGGAAAATTTGGTGAATCTTTTCTAATCTGGTTAATAAGGGCTTTTACACTTGCATTTGATTGTTTTTCAATAGCTTTTTCGTACTGTGCGGTAGCTTTTTTAGTCCATTTATCTTTTCCGACTAATTTGCCACCTGCTTCTAAATTACCAAATCTTGCTGCGAAGTTTTTAAGTTTGCTCCATAAGCCTTCCTGCAAGAGAAAATCTTTTTCTTTTGCAATTTCTTCAATAAGAATTTGCTCTATTCTATGTTTGTTAATTTTTTTCATTAGGTTTTCCTCGCTGCAATCAATACGATTTATTTTTTGCCTTTGGTTGTACCAAAATTGCCTGGAACTTTTGGGCAAACATTTCCTATTTTACCGCTGGCACCAAAGGTCATTTTTTTACCTTGTTTTTTCTTTTTCATTTTTATTCCCTAGCGAGGCTCACCCTCGCGTGATTATGCTACCTGCGCAGCATCTTCTAGTTTCTGCTAAATTGCGTCTTTTCATTTTTCTGTCCTTAAATTTAAGTTTATTCCAAAGTCTTTCAACAATGTACTAAGAAAGTACGAAGTTCCGGCAGACAAGCAGCCGCATAAAAATGCTGTGACTAAATTGTAATCAAAACTAAATAGTTCCGTACACCCATTTAAAGCCCATAAAACTATGCCAACCCAAAAGCCCAAACAAAGAGGACAATGGAATAATTCCCCTAACTTACCTTTAGTTGGTCGGATCTTATTAAATATTGATCCATAGATTAAAATAAATGTCATTCCGTAAGCACAAAGAATAAAATGTAAAGTTTCCATTATTCCTCTAAGCGATAGACTGCGGCCGTGCTCATACCAAAAGGCATCTGGCCTCTGTTGATAGAACCCTTCTTCTCTGAATGGTATTTTTCCGGATCCCATTCCGTATACTCGCCCGGAGGTGGCTCGTTAAGTCTAGCTTCTTCTTGATCATTGAATGCTTTCTCGAACTCCATTAGAGGACGTTCATCATCCATAAATCTCGAAACTGCTAACAATGTGTGTTGAACCTCATTATACTCTTTTGATTCTTGAATACGGGCCTCCATAGAACTGAAAACATTTCCACCCTGAACAGAATCATAATCAATCACGCCCCGTTTCATTAGAAATTTAAAAAATCTATTCTGTGCTTCAAAAACGTGATCGCCATAATATTCTTTTGCAAAAGTTAAAATTTTCTTTTTTCCAGGTATGATGACAATATCAATATCGTCGTGATCATAGATCATAATATCGCCTCCAAGACTCTTGCGTGCTTGAAGTTGAATTGTTTCCTCAACCTTGTTAGGTTTAATAACAACCTTTATAGGCTCAGGTTTATCTTGACTTATTTTAATATTAATTGCCATCTTTAATCATCTCTTCTGTTAATTGTTGTACTTTTAAGATTTTCTCTAGTACATCTTTGCTTACCTCTTTTTTTGAAAAAGACTCTAAAACACCGATAATCTGGTCTCTTTTCTCTACCACAGTATTATTAGTATTATCTTTAGTGGCATTTAAAAGACTAGTTTTTAATCTGCCGATCTCTTCGTTCAAGAATACCTTAAACTCTAAATCATCTTTCTCATAAGATGAAACATAATGCTTAATTAATTCTTTTTGCTCATTCAATAAATTGTTACCATATGTTTCATTAAATTTATCATAGAAAGTTTTGAATGCTAATTTGCTAACAGGCTTATATTTCTGTTCTTTTATTACTTTCTCTGTCGACTGAAGTCTTTTTAAAATTTGTTGTTCAAGCTTTACTTGTTTTGTAACATTGACATTCTCATAAAAAACTTGATATGTGGTAGCAAAGTTTTTATAATCAGGTATGAAGGTCTCAAAAACATCTTGACCGAGGTGTGAATTAATCTTTTTTATAAGCTTTGTTTGCTTATCAAAGATTTTCTTTTTGTCCAATTTGCTGTGTCTATTTTTTGCTTCAGATAAAACTTTTTCAGCGATCACAGAATCTAGTTCGGAAGTTTTTGTTAAAGTTTTGTAGAGATCTAGCTCTTTATCAAGCACACTAGTCTTGTGAAAAAACTCTTTCAAAATATTAATAATTTGTTTTTTGCGATTTTCATTTGTTTTAATTGATGCTAGCGTTAATTCTCTCACTAATATTTCAAATAAAAACGCAGTATTTCTTTTTTTGTTATGTTTAAGCTTCATTTTTAGACTCCAAAAGAGTTATTAAATTCTTTATATCAGCATTTACTTCAAATAATTTCTTCTCTTCATCATTATAATTAGAATCAATACTTTCAGTTACCCCATAAGATAACTTATTAATTTCTATGCCGGGAAACATTTTTCTCATAGAAGAGCCTTTATCTTCTGACGCAGTGCTGGATCTAATGTGTCTTCTATATGGTCCTTTTTTCTTTCTTTCGTCATTTTTAACCGGAATATATGATGATTTCTCATACTCTCTAACATCTCTTTTTCCAGGAGCAGCTAGGAGTGCCGAATCGTCGCCTGCTGGAGCAGCATCTTCAGGAGCAGGTGTATCATCTGTTGGAGTGTCTGTATCTCCGCCTAAATCACCACCTAGATCGCCTCCGAGATCTCCTCCTAGGTCACCCCCAAGATCACCACCGAGGTCGCCTCCAAGAGCGCCTCCGCCACCACCGCCTAGGTCGCCGCCTAAACCACCAGCATCTTCACCTGCGGCAGTAATTTCTTCTGCTGCTTTCTCAAGAGATGCGGCATATCTTTTGTCGTGATACATTTCTTTTTGAATTCGTGCCAACTCTTCCTCGGAAACATTGAAAATGTTATGAGCAATCCAACGCTTACTAAAGAAACCTTCCGTTGCGGCAGAAGCAACATCAAATTTTGTTCTCCAATGCTCAAGCTCTTGTAACTGTGCTAATTTAGATGGGTTATTTAGGCTAATCTTAAAAGACGTTAGATCTTTGCCACGGTAACCTCTAGTGAAAAGATGAACAACAGCAATCTTTTCAAGCTCAGCAACAATTGCTCGTTGCAACCTTTGGACTGTTCTTGCAAAGCGAATATCTTTTTGAGCTAAAGTAGTTTTATCTTCCGATGCTCCTTCGGCGTTTGTTAAGTAGGAAGGAGGCACTTTAAGCGCGGCAAACAATTTCTCTCTCAAATACTTGACATCATCAATATCGCCAGTAAACTGTCCGCCGGCAAGGCTCTCAACCTTTGTTGATTCGCCGCCTCTAACAGGAATAAAATAATCTTCCTCTACGGACATTGGATTATAACGAAGGTCGACGCGACCTGTTGAATCATCAACAATTTGATTTCTTTTCATCTGCGTCATTACACGCTGAACGTATTGTTCAACATCTTGTGGTGGAATATTACCTACGTCAACGTAAAAAACTCTTCTTTCTGGTGATCTTACAATACGGTAGGCCATCATTGCATCTTCTAACAAGGTTAATTGGCGCCAAATACGACGGGCTGGCTCCAGTACCGAAGTACCGTAAGGGGCATATTTATCGTTTCCAAGAATTCTAAAATGTGCCATCTGCCAGTTTTCTAATGTTAGCCCAGCTGAGTTCCACTGGTACTGAACATAATTTGGATTATTTTCATCCTCGCCTTCTAATCTTTCTACTTCACTCGCAGGAAGACCAATCGCATATTTAATTCCGTCTCCCTCATCAATATCCAAATAAAGAAAGAAGTCTCCAAATTTGCAAAGCGAGCGTGCCCAGCCAAATATATTGAATTCAACGTTTAAAATGTTGTGAAATAGATTATCTAATTCTAGTTTTATCTCTTCATCGTGTGTCTTAATCTTTAAAAGAGGAGTCATCTCCGTAGATGTTGTAATCTCGTCAGCATAAATATCCATAGCAGAGGCAATCTCTGGCATAAACTCCATTTGGTCAAAATCAATATATCTCTCAGCGCGGTTTTGGTTTGCAAGATAGTTTGCGGTATAGTTACCTCTATTGTTATACTCTGACTTTTTAAATGTTTGGCCACTAGTAGATTTAAAAGTCTTAGAATACTTGTCTAATTGTATTCTTCTGTGACTTCTTTGATTTTGTTGTTTATAATTTGTTATAGGGCCAGAGAACAATTTAGTAAGTTTTCTAAAAAGCTCATGCTGTGGATTGTTTGGATTTGAATTTCTATTAGCCATTTATATATTTATCCCTTAAGAAGCCATACGTGATCTAGATATTTTCTTTTTTCATCATCTTTAATGATTTCTTTATATCCGTGTTGTCCACGGATCCTAGTGTTTATAATTGTATCAGATTTTTTCATACAATTTAAGAAAGCTTTTTTGTATTCCATATCTTTCTGATTTACCTCAAACGCTATGTCTTTAACCCAACATCCAATCGCAAACGCCATAACAAGGTCATCGTTGTATCCTCGCATAGCCTGTGGTCTGCCACTGTGCCAAACAAATGTTTTCATCTCATTGTAAGTTCTCGTTGA